GGATGGGTTATCAGCTGATTAACCGAGTACGTGGTCTCATCCAGCCGTATTCAAGTCCAGCATCACTGGTGGGCTAATGGCAGCGATCTCCACCCTACGTGGCACACTAGCAACAGCCTTGACAAATAATGGCGTATGGTCAACCTTTGCATTCCCACCTGCAACCCTGCTTGCTAATAGCGTAGTGGTAACACCTAGCGATCCCTATATTGAGCCAAGCAATAACAGCCAAACAAGCATCGCACCCTTGGCTAATTTCAAAATTTTAATAACCACACCTGCATTTGACAATCAAGGCAACCTATTAGGCATAGAGAATTTTATTGTGGCAGTAGTAACTAAACTAGCGGCATCGACCCTGGTTTACAACATATCAAGTGTCTCCGCTCCAGCTATAACTAATGCAGCTAGTGGAGATTTATTAACATCAGAAATAACTGTATCAATCCTAACGAGCTGGAGTTAAAATGAGCACACACGAAGAAGACTTAGCCTTCTTGAAAAAGACAGGCCAATTAACAAGCGCACCAAAACCAACTGCACAAACTAAGAAAGACGAGGAATAACAATGGCAATCTATTTAAATAATAACGTAGGTGTTAAGTTGGCTACCAATGCTGCGCCAACTACACCATCCATCGACATTAGCTCATACGTAACTAATGCCGTAATTAATCAGATCGTGGATGAGTTAGAAGTAACCGCTATGGGTGACACAGCGCACAAGTTTGTTGCTGGTCTACAATCAGGCACATTCACTATTGACTTTATCAACGACTGGGCAGCATCTCAGGTTAACGAAACATTGAGCGCAGCCTTTGGCAAAACCTTAGCAGTATCAGTAATCACTGTTAAAGGCACAGCTGTAGGAGCCACAAACCCTACTTACCAATTCTCTGTACTTGTAAACAACTTGACCCCAATCGGTCAAGGTGGAGTAGCCGAGGTTGCTACCTCATCTATCACATTTACAGTAAACTCCGCAATAACAGTGTCATCATCGACACCATTTTAATTAAGGAGTAACAATGGCAAAGCTAAAGATAACAAGGGCTAATGGTGAAGTATCAGAGCACAAGATAACACCAGGTGTCGAGTACGCTTTCGAATTGAAGTATGGATCAGGTATTAGCAAAGTCTTGCGTGAGCACGAAAGGCAAACCGAGATATTTTGGTTGGCTTATGAATGCTTACGCAGGGCTGGCGCTCAGATACCTTTATGGGGAATTGAGTTTATTGACAGCCTAGACACTGTCGAGGTACTAGACGACGAAAAAAAATAATACAGCGGGATTCAATTCTTTACAGCATCGCACAGTTGAGCGTAGAGACTGGGATACCGCCTAGAGAATTTATTGATATGGATAGCGAAATGTATAGCGCAATTATACAAGTGCTAACCGATAGAGCTAAGGAGATTCGAAATGCCAGTAGAGGTCGTAGGCGTTAAGGATGTCCTAAAAGGCTTGAGTTTTATTGATGTTGATATGCGCAGACGTGTTGTTGCAGTTGTCGATCCTTTAATGCGTGGCGTTGCTAGTAAGGCTAAAGGTTTTGTCCCAGGTAATAGCGATGTGTTATCTGGTTGGACAAAGGCAGGCACAGGCACAGGTAAATTCCCTAAGTATGATTCTAGTGTGGTTAGAGCAGGTATTGGCTATAACTCTGGACAAAATAAAACATTTTCTAATGGCTTTAAGGTTTACAATTTTGTTTACAATGCTAGTCGCCCTGGCGCAATTTATGAAGTAGCAGGTCGTTTAAACCCACAGGGTAGAGCACCGTTTCAGATGACACCATCTAAAGGCGCAAGCGGTACATATACGTTAAAGTCACCTAAGAGCAAAGCATTTAGAGAGTTTAATTCAAGTAACCCATTTGCTAGCCAGCAATTTATAGCTGCATTACCTAAGGTAACTTCACAGCCTAAACTTGAAGGTGTAAGAGGTGGCAATAGAAAGACTAAAGGCCGTTTGGTTTACAAAGCCTGGGCTGAGGATAGTCCTAGAATTTACCAAGCAATCAAAGATGCTATCAATGCTACTGCTACACACTTTAACAAAACTACACAACAGAGGGTTGCATAATGGCCAATATAGTCGTCTCCGCCTTAGCCACCTTTAATGGCAAAGCACTTAAAAAGGGTAAGAAAGAAATATCCTTATTTGAGCAACAAGTCAATAAATTAGGCAAGACTTTTGCTAGTGTCTTTGCAGCACGCAAGTTATTACAATTTAGCAAGAATGCCGTTAATGCGTTTATGGCTGATGAGAAGGCTGCTAAGTCTTTAGAAGTACAATTAAGAAATACAGGATTCCAATTCAGTGCGCCAGGCGTTGAAAACTACATAGGCAACCTACAAAGATTAACAGGCGTACTAGATGATGAGTTACGCCCAGCATTCCAGCAATTACTTACAGCTACAGGGTCTATTACTAAGAGCCAAGATGCTTTACAAACAGCACTAAACATAAGCGCAGCCACAGGCAAATCTCTCACTGAGGTCAGCGCAGCCTTAACACGTGGCTTTAGTGGTAACACCACAGGCCTTAGCAGGTTAGGTGCAGGCATAAGCAAGGCCACGCTAAAGACTGGCGATATGAACAAGATTATGGGCGAACTTAATAAAAAGTTTGCAGGCCAAACAGCAGCCAGATTAGATACTTATGCAGGCAAAATGGGTCTACTTACAGTCGCAGCCGAAGATGCTAGAGAGACTATTGGCAAAGGCTTATTAGATGCGCTGTCATTATTAGGCAAAGACACCAGCATTAGTAGTGCAACAAATTTGATGGATGATTTTGCAAAGAGTGTGGCAGATAGCGTAGTAGGTATTGCGATTTTAGCCAGTGAATTAAAAAAATTAGGTAATAATAAAGTTGGTAATGTTTTATTTGATGTAAAGAATATCCCAGTGCTAGGTGCTTATTTAACAGGATTTGCAGAAATAGCTGCATCAAAAAACGCTAGCACTGCACCATCTAATCGAGAAGGCAGATCAGCCAGTCGTATCTATTTAGATCAATTACGCAAAGAGTCTAAGGCTTTACAAACAGCAACTACCCTACGCAAACAGGAAAACGCTCAATTAAAGGCTAAGACTGAGGTTGACAAACTATCTGAGAAGTTTGACGTTGAGCGTATAGGCTTGATGAAAGCACTAAATGAAGCTACCGATGCTGAGACTAAATTACGCCTACAAGCAAAGATAGCCATCCTAGACAACAATGAGGCTTTGGCTAAGAAATACAACGCAGAGTTAAACGCTAAAACAGCTGCCGATTTATTGGCCGATAGTGCTAACAATGCTGCTAATGCCTTAAATACTTTGCCTAGCAAATATGATCAAATCTTCAAGAATGTTTATGAGCAGTCTTTATTAATGGGTAATGCTGTTAGTGAAGCTAGAGCCCTAGCTGGTATGTCTTCAAGATTACAAGCTGAGGCGGATGCGTTTTTTGCTGGCACTGGTCGCTATGCAGCACCACAACAAATGCCATCTAGTGCTACAACAGCTGCCGCAGCAGCAGCACCTACAGTAGTGCCACAGGTAACAGTCAATACAGGCGCAGTATTAACTAGCGAGCAAGACCTAAGCGTGTACATACAAAATGCTTTAGGCAATATAACTAAACTTGGTAACGGAGCGTTAGTACCTGCTGGCTCGATTGCTTTCCAATGACAGTACCAGTAGTTAATGCTTTTATAAATTTTAGCACTGGGCCATCCTTTGCGCAGGCTATGATTTTGGGATCAGGCATATTAGACGTAAACATATTAGAAGACTCAGCAGCCATTATTGTTGATGTATCAAATCAAATTAACTTTATACAAACCACCAGAGGGCGTAACCCTTTATACGATCAATTCCAAACAGGCCAATTAACTTTACGCATCGTAGATCAAAATGGCGATTTTAACCCAACTAACCCACTAAGTCCTTACGCTCCCGACCTAACACCTATGAAAAAGGTGCAGATCACTGCAACCTATGGCGCTACCACTTATCCTATATTTTCAGGCTTTATTACAAGTTATGTTAATACCCAACCTAAAGATGCTACAGAGGTGGCCTATACAACCATACAAGCTGTAGATGCATCTAGGTTAGCCAACAATGCGCAGATAACTACTGTGGCAGGTGCTACTGCTGGCGACTTGTCAGGTACAAGAATTAACCAAATATTAGATCAAATCGACTGGCCAGCAACTATGCGTGATATTGATGCAGGCTTAACTACACTGCAAAATGATCCAGGCACATTACGCACCTCACTAGGCGCTTTGCAAACTGTAGCCCAGTCAGAGTATGGCGCATTCTATGTCGATGCTAATGGAGAGTTTGTATTTCAAGATAGATCTGTCACTGCTGGCTCAATAGGTGGCACAGTAACTACCTTTAACGATAATGGAACAGGTATCCCATACGCTAATGCTAATTGGAAATTGGATGATACCCTCGTTTTTAACTCATCCACTATTACAAGGGCTGGCGGATCGCCCCAGACCGCTATCAATCAAGCCTCAATAGATAAATACTTTATCCATAGTTATCAGATCCAAGACCTACTAATGCAGACCGATGCCGTAGCCCTAGATTATGCCCAGGCTTATACAGCCAGCCGTGCCGAGACTAGCGTGCGATGCGATTCTATCGAGCTAGACTTATACACGCCTAACTACAATGCAGGCATAATTGCAGCCCTAGACCTAGATTTCTTTGACCCTATAAGAGTAGTCACTACTCAGCCAGGTGGATCTACCCTGGACAAGACCTTGCAGATATTTGGCGTGCAAAACGTGATTACACCAAACAGCTTTAGAGTGGTCTTTACGACCTTAGAACCTGTAATAGACGCTCTAATTTTAAATAACAATATCTATGGCACTTTAGACTATAATGTGCTCAGTTACTAAGGAGTAAAAATGGCAGCAGGATTAGGATTTAAGGACTTTACGACAGGCGAGGTATTGACCGCCGCCGATGTCGATGGCTACTTAATGCAAGGTGTCTGGGTGTTTGCTAGTGCCGCTGCTAGAGATGCAGCTGTAACATCACCGCAAGAGGGAAATTTTGCATATCTCAAAGATACAAACGTAACCACTTATTACACAGGTAGCGCTTGGGCAAATCTAGACACAACAGGTATGACCAACCCAATGACAACTACTGGCGACACTATTTATTCTTCAAGCGGATCAACTCCAGCAAGGTTGGGAATTGGTACCACTGGACAAGTATTGACTGTTGCAGGTGGTGTGCCATCTTGGGCTACTCCTGCAGGTGGTGCAAGTGGTTTAACTTTTATTAGTCGTACAACTTTTAGCAATGTTGCGACTGTTGATATTGACCCACCATTTGATAACACTTATGAAACTTATTTAATGATTATTGAAAATATCTCTTGTGCAACAGCCGCTGATGATGTTTTAATTAGGGGTCGTTATAGCACTACTGTTTATAGTGGTGCAGATTATTATGCTGCAAACGCTTACATTAAATTTAGTTCAACCGCTTGGACTTGGGCAAACTCCAACACAACCACAAGTTTTACTTTGATGCCAGAAGCAGATGCTGCTTTTCCTGGACAAGCAGCAATTTATTTTGCAAATGTTGGAGATGCAAGCAAGTTGATGTCAATATATGGAAATTGGAGCACTAGGTCAGGTATGCAAGGTGGTTACATTGCTGGTGAAATTAACAGTGCACAGACTTGGACTGGTATAAGATTGTTAAGTAGCAGCACCAACATAACTGGCGAAGTTTCATTCTACGGATTGGCAAAGGCATAAAATGACAAAACAACAAATAATTGCACAATTAAAAGTTGATAATCCAACATTGATTAAACAAGTTAATGATAAAGTTATTGAATTAGATACTACGGAATATGAAGCAACTATTGAGGCTTGGGCTGATGCTATATTGGCAAAAGAAGCTAAGAAAGCCGAAGCAGCAGCAAAGGTTCAGGCTAAATCTGAATTGTTAGAAAAATTAGGCATTACTGAGGATGAAGCAAAACTCCTTCTAAGTTAATGAAACCAAAGTTATGTGCAGCTGGTGTGCAGTTAAGAGATCAAGTTGATACGTGGTTTCCAGATAGGTGTACTAAAAGTCCAGAAGGATGGCTGGGCGATAGTCGCCATTCCGCTAGAAAATCGGATCATAATCCAGACGCAAATGGGTGGGTCAGAGCAGTTGATATTAATTCTAGGCTGGAGTCATCCGATAGCCTCGCACCTTATCTGGCTGACCAGATCAGAATCGCAGGGAAATCAGATAAACGTTTATCATACGTCATCTACAACGGGCGAATATGCTCGAAGATATTAAACTGGAAATGGCGTAAGTATTCTGGGGTGAATCCCCACAAGCGACATTTACATATCAGTTTTACAAAGTTAGGCGACAAAGACAGTAAGCCGTTCGATATACCACTAATAGGGGGCAAGATATGAAGATAAGCAAAAAACAAAAAGCAATACTAAAGTCATACGCACGTGGCGTATTGGTATCATTCTTAACATTCTTAGCAAGTAATGAATTAGGTTTAGACCCA